CAATATGCTGAAGGTAAAAACATTTCAAAACTACCTGACGTAAGTGTTTGGTGGAGTCAGTTAACTATGGACTGGCCAGAAGTTATTGAGATTAATAACATCATTCAACCATTAGTGGCAGATTTCTTAGATAATATTGAATGGTATGCAAGCGATATCGTAACGATTGCTCCCGAAAGCACATGGATTAATCCTCACGTAGATACCCCACATCGTTTCAGTAAGTACAACTATGATCAACGATTGTTAGGTGTGCAATGCATTGTTGCATTACAAGACACCGATCACAAAACAGGATCAACTGGTATTGTTGCATGTAGCCAAACACATGATTGGGATATCAATAAATGCTATAATGGAACTTATGACAGTTATTTCAAAGTGCATTGTATGCAACCCATTATGCCCAAAGGTAGTTTGTTGATGTATAACTGTAGACTGTTGCACTCTAGTATGCCAAATTATTCGCCCAAAGCACGACCTGCACTATTGCTTAATTACCTAAACGGTGCTATAATAGAAGATATAAAGAAGATAGACAATATATGGAAGAGTAATAATGGCGAATGATATTATGATTGACATTGAAAGTTTAGATACACGACCTGATTGTGTTATCTTAACTATTGGTGCAGTTCGTTTTGATCCTAAGGGTACTGGAGTAGTTGAACGTTTAGAACTACGTCCCACTATTGAGGATCAAACAGAAATTTACAATAGAAGTATTAATGAAGACACATTACGTTGGTGGTCTACTCAAAGTCCAGAAGCCCTTGAAGAAGCAATGGGTGAGCATGGTCGTGTCCCGTTTGCAGAATGTATGGAAACACTTTATAAGTTTTGTTGGAACCGGCGCGCTGTTTGGAGTAATGGTGCACCTTTTGATTTGGTAGTAATGGAGAATGCGTGGCGTCAAGTCACTGATCCTTTAGTTAGACCTAATCCTATTCCTTGGCCTTTCTGGTCTATGCGTGATACACGAACATTGTGGGACATAACAGGTGTCAGTCTTAAAGATGGTGGACATACTACAAGTCATAAAGCAGTAGAAGATGCCGAAAGACAAGCAATTGTTGTACAAAAAGCATACATGAAACTAATCAAAGCAGAACTAGTACCTCCCCCACGATGAACCCAAATGATTTATTTGAAGGACTAGATTTATCAGAAACTAAATCTTGTTCAATGTGTAATAAGATATTATCAGTTCATAACTTTGCCAAAGAAGGTAGTAAAGGTTATTTACGTTATGAATGTAGAGATTGTGCTAAAAAACACGGAAAGCTTGTAGCAAAGATTAAGAAATCTGCACCATCTGTAACAGCAGATCATAAATGCCCAGTGTGTCAACGTACAGCAAATCAATTGACTACATATGGTAAGAATAAGAAATCAGTATGGGTAGCAGATCACAATCACGAAACTGAAAAATTTCGCGGGTGGTTATGTCATAAATGCAATTTGGGTTTAGGAAATTTAGGTGATAGCGCAGAACGGTGTAAAAGAGCCGCGGAGTATTTAAATGAGAATTGATTCAGACATTGACATTGATTTTGGTGATAGAGAAAAAGTTCTAGCACTGATTAAGCATGTGCCTGCTGCCATGCTCAATGTCAAGCCAATTCGTAAGCATCCAACTGGTGTTTATATTACTGATATCCCATATGATCCTGTCAATGCCATGTCAGCACTTCATTATGAAGAGGCTGAAAAGCGTGGGTATTTCAAACTTGACTTGTTGAATGTGCATGTGTATAATCAAGTGCGTGATGAAAATCATTTACTATCATTAATGCGTGAACCCAATTGGGCTAAATTAAAAGATAGAGCATTCGTTGAGAAACTAATTCATTTAGGAAATCAGTTCGACTTCATTCAGCGTATGCCTGAATCACTTGATTCGATTCCTAGATTAGCAATGTTTCTTGCTGTCATTCGACCTGCAAAGCGTCATCTGATTGGCAAGATTTGGAAAGAAGTAAACGATACAGTGTGGGATAAAGATCACACTGGATACAGTTTTAAAAAGAGTCACGCCGTTGCATATGCGCACCTCGTGGTTGTACACATGAATTTACTGGAAGAACAAAATGGAACTTAAACTACTTGAAGAAAATAACACACAATTATTAGAAATCTCTGAAGATTGGGACTTTCGTTTAGACGGAGATCCTAGCGAATTAATCAAAGAGATGGCTAAAGTTATGTTCACTCAGGGTGGAATCGGATTGGCTGCACCACAGTGCGGAGTAAAGAAGCGTATCTTTATCATGGGCAATCCTGAAGAACTTATTGCTTGTATCAACCCTAAGGTTATTGCACTGTCAGAAGAACGTGTAACTAGTCAAGAGGGTTGTTTAAGTTTCCCTAATCTATGGCTTAATGTTAAGCGTCCAGCAACAGTAAAAGTATCATATCAGAATGTCTTAGGGGAAGAAACAGAAGCAGAATTAGATGGATTACATGCACGTGTATTCTTGCATGAGTTTGATCATTTAATGGGAGTCACGTTTGACCAACGTGCTAGTATTTTAGGTCTTGCTATGGCTAAGGATCGTAGAAAGAAGAAACAAAAGAAGTTTAAATCACCCGCTTAACGAGTGTAATGCTTCTACGTTTGGACCTCTTTTTAGTAAAATCTGTCATACTAACTACGGGGCCATGAATGATTTCTAGACTTTTATTATTGAATGTTCTTAAGAAGGGTCTAAACGGCGACCAATCATCCTTAAGGAATAAATTGATAGGAATCGTTCTATTAGATTCCCACCACCAAATGTCGCCTAATTCTAAGAACTTGGCCCTCAAATCAATAGAAGCAATGGATCCATAGTCATACATAGTAGTAACTAGGTCATCACGATTCTGAATAATTCCTACATAGTCTTGGCTTGCATAGGAACATATTGAAATGAACGGGTGGTTCTCGCTTAGTTTAGTGAAAAATTCATGTGCATTCATAAGTATAACTCTATTTAATCTGGTAATTCCAAAGTTAATATTTTAATATTTTCTAGACTAAATAAGAGAAGGAGACAATTTTTGTGTATTCAACATCAGTTTTTTATTACATTCAACGCCAAATAGTTGTACTCCTATCAGGATTTTCTCCGAGGAAATATATGCCACAATATGCTAAACCACTAACGCTACACAGAGGTGTAGACAATCAGATTCAGTTTCAATTCTTAAACCAAGAACAGAAACCTGTTGACATTACTGGTAAGACTATTACTTGTAGGATTCTTAATGCCGATGGTACAGTAGTACTTATTAACAAGGCTCTAACACCTCAATTGCCTTTAACAGGTATTTGTGCATTGCAACTTAATGCCGCAGAGATTGAAGATATTCCTGCTCAGAAAGCATATTACTCATTAGAGATTCCAGTAGGATCATTTGACTATCCTGTCTTTGTGGATCAGAACGCAGGCGCACGTGGTGACATGAACATTGTTGATTCGGTCCTCCCTTCCTTTGTTCCTTCTGCGAATATTACTATTCCAACTGGTCAACCTTTCCCTAACTTAGATCAAAACAATAGTGTTGCTAATGCTTTACCAAATGCTAACACATACTACAGTAGTGTAATCAACACACAAGATAATCCTATCTTAACTATTCAAACATCATATGTTGAATTTAACGGTGATGTAATTGTATCAGGTTCAACTCAACCCGATACCGAATGGTACCCCATTACAACTGATACATATGCTAACGCTACTGATACGTTTGGATATACTATCGTAGGATTTCACCCGTTCGTTCGAATGGAGTTCGTAAGCAATGCCGGTGCAGTAACAAACATTTTGGCTAGATAATATAACCTTATTGCTTGATTTTCTCGCAGGTTATGCTATAATAGTATTATGTTTGATATCCTAACGGTAGTCCCAGGTAAGAAAAAACTAACACAAAGTGGATGGCATAGTTTTAATGCTGTGTGCTGTCATAACCGTGGACACAAAGCCGACAAACGTATGCGAGGCGGAATCATTTATGATGGGGATATCAACTGGTCATATCATTGCTTTAACTGTAACTTTAAATGCGGATTCACTATTGGCAAGCCACTAAGTGGAAATACTAAACAACTATTAAGATGGTGTGGGGTAGACGATACCGAAATCTCTAAATGGAATCTAGCAAGTTTACAGCAAAAAGATTTGCTTGAGATTATTGCAGTTAAAAAGAAAAAAACTAAAATTACATTTAAAGAGTTATCTTTACCCGATGATGCAGAATTAATTGATGATAGTAATAGTGAACATCAAACGTTTATCAACTATTTGAATAACAGGGGTGTCAAACATACTGATTACCCCTTCATGATTACTCCTTCTGAAACCGGCAGAAACAGTAATAGAATTATTATACCCTACACATATCAAAATAAGATTGTAGGTCATATCAGTCGTTATCTTGATAATCGTATTCCTAAATATATCAAAGATCAGCAACAAGGATTTGTATTTGGCTTTGACTTGCAAAAGCCAGAGTATGAAGTATGTCTAGTGTTTGAAGGTATATTTGATGCTATCGCACTTAATGGATGTGCGGTAACGCATGAAACTATTAGCGATGAACAAGCAGATTTATTGCGAACACTTAATAGAAAAATCATTGTTGTTCCTGATATGGATAAGACGGGATTAGGAATTATTGATAGAGCATTAGAGTTAGGGTTTGAAGTAAGTCTTCCAAATTGGGAAGATGAAATTAAGGATGCCAATGATGCTGTAGTAAAATATGGTAGACTGCCTACATTACTAAGTATATTACAGAACGCAACAAACAACAAGATTAAGATTCAGATGCAACGGAGGAAAATTGATAAAAGATTATAATACAGAGGTGCAAGCATTGTTCTTGCGCATGATGGTTACTAACGCAGAGTTATATACACGGGTCATGAATATCATGAATTCGGAGAACTTTGATCGTAAGTTGCGTCCCGTAGCAGAATTCATTGTAGAGCATTCCACTAAGTATAACATTCTACCCGACCCGGTACAAATCAAAGCAACAACCGGTCAAGACATTGATGTTGTTCCTGATTTATCTGAGGGTCATAATGATTGGTTCTTAGAAGAGTTTGAATCGTTCACTAAGAGACAAGAACTTGAACGTGCAATTATGAAGGCTGCCGACTTACTTGAAAAGGGTGAGTTTGATCCTGTTGAAAAATTAATCAAAGACGCAGTACAGATTTCATTGCAACGTGACATGGGTACAGATTACTTTGCTGATCCGAAAGCACGTATCAATAAGTACTTCAATGCAGGTGGACAGGTGTCTACTGGCTGGCCTCAAATGGACAAACTGTTATATGGTGGATTCAGTCGAGGTGAGTTGAATATCTTTGCAGGTGGCTCAGGTTCAGGTAAGTCACTTGTTATGATGAACATTGCATTGAATTGGTTGCAATCTGGATTAAGTGGTGTTTATATTTCACTAGAACTTTCAGAAGAATTGACTTCATTACGCACTGATGCGATGTTAACTAGTATGAGTACTAGAGAAATTCGTAAGGATATTGACACAACTGAATTACGAGTTAAAATGGTTGCAAAGAAGGCTGGTCAATATCGTGTTAAGGGTATGCCAGCACAATCTAACGTTAACGACATTAGAGCATATATCAAAGAAGTTCAGATTCAAACAGGTATCAAGATTGACTTTGTAATGGTCGATTATCTTGATTTGGTTATGCCGGTATCTGTTAAAGTCAATCCCAACGATCAGTTCATTAAAGACAAATACGTATCAGAAGAATTGCGTAACTTAGCGAAAGAATTAGGTATTCTTATGGTTACTGCGTCACAGTTGAATCGTAGTGCTGTAGAAGAAATCGAATTCGATCATAGTCACATTGCAGGTGGTATCAGTAAGATTAATACTGCGGATAACGTGTTTGGTATCTTTACAAGTCGTAGTATGCGTGAACGTGGCCAATATCAAATTCAATGTATGAAATCACGTAGTTCAACGGGTGTAGGTCAAAAGATTGACTTAGATTATAACATTGATACCATGCGAATTACTGATTCTGACCCAGAAGGGCATGGTCAAAAGACTCAATCTCAGCCTAGCGCAACTGATATTATGGCTAAAATTAGAGCAACTAGCACTGTAGGCACTGTAAATGAAACAATAGACCCTATTACAGGCGAGATAGAACTTGGGAATAAACGTGTTATTCCTGACGTTCAGAGCGCAAAATTGAAGTCTTTACTTAGTTCCCTAAAGAAATGATTTTCAGATTTAAGAATAAATACATTCAGTAGGATCTTTATAATTCATGCAAAAGAAAACAAAAAGCCTCTTGGAGGAACTACAGTCAATTGGGGAACACCGAGATATCAATTATGTAATTGAGTCCAGGGCTTCCAACATCATTACTAGCGCAATCAATCTTATTGAATTGATACAACGTAATTATTCCCCTGAAAAGGCTGAATTGCTTGAGAAGAAATTGCTTAGTGCAATTAAGGGTAAAGATCAAAATAGATTTGCAAAGACCTTAAGGAAGAAAAATGAAACTGAATGATTTTAAACCAGCAGAACAGAAATTAGATGAACTACGTTTGAGTAGTTTAGTTGGCGACTATGGTTCCGCCGCATTGAAAAGTCTATTTGGCAAAACTGGTGGCAAGTCTACACAGCAACAAATGGCTCAGGATATCTTTATCAAGGACTTTGTTGGTGATGCTATTTCTAGTCTTGAAACTGGAATCAAAAGCGGTTTAATTAATCCTTCTGCTAGAGGCACACCCCGTCAAGTAAACCCCGCATCAGTTCAGCCTCAAGCAGGACAGCCCGGAGCAACAACACCTACAGCACCTACTACCCCGACAACAGGCCCGGCGGCAACAGGTGTAAAGAGTACTGCTCCCGCAGTTGGTAAGTTCAATCAACAGAAGCAGACAACTCAGAATATGAATCAATATATTCAGAAGGCTGCACAGACAATTAACGCTACACCAGATAAAGCACAAAAGGTTGCTTTAACTAAAGAACTAGTAAATTACATGGCCGACCGCAAGGGCTATCCTGAATGGGAAAACGGTCTTGCTACAGTTCAGCAAGTAATTAAAAGAGGCAATATAGACCCTAACTTTGCTAATGCCGCACTTAGCAAGATGAAGGCTGGTCAAACAATGGCTGAAGCCTGGAAGATTTTCTACATTAACAAGTTGCTTGAATCAGTTAAATTGTCATGGAAAGATGTGGGTCTATCAGTTCTTAAGGAAAGCACTTCAAAGAACTATATCATTGTTGAGTCTAAGTATCTTAAACTTAACAACGTGTTTGAAAGTATCGTAGAAGCGGCTAAAGGTCAAAGCATCCAAGATTACTTACAAAATTGGTTTGCCCAGTATATGCAAGGCGTTAATTATTCGTCACAACAACAAATGGTTGATAAGTTAATTAACAATGTTGCTAAAACTTATGCACAAGATAAGGGCAAAGGCGCCTTAGAATCATTGGCACAAAGTGCGTGGGCATTGTCAAAAGGTTCTGCGCCCGGCGCAGCCAATGTTGCTAATCAAATTCAACAAGCAGCCGCGGCACCTGGCGGTAATCAGCCACAGGCTGCAGGACAAACACAGCCTGCAACTGCAACTAACTCTCAGGCACAACCTGCTCAGATGAATAGTCAACAAATGGCCGCACAGATTAAACAAGATTTGGCTAAACTTTCTAAAGTTGATCCAAAATTATATTCTGATTTGATTAAATCACTGGCACCGGCTTCGGCACCGGCAGCAAACACAACAGGAAATACATTCCAGGATAAGCCAGCCGCAACTACAGCCGCGCCAGCACAGCAAGTAGCAGAATCAAAGCGTAGAACAAAATGAATTTGTCAGAATCATTAGCATTATTGAAGTCTCGCTTAGATAACATCGACCAAGAAGTTGTTGTTACTGAGGGCAAAGGTCATTTAGATCATCCAGAAGACCTTGTTTTCTTAGAAGATGAATCAGGTGTTCGTAGAGCAATTGATGCTATGGTGGCAACTGTTAATAATCCCAATACTGTTACAATCAAATGGGATGGATATCCTGCATTGATTTTTGGTCGTGGCCCTGATGGTAAATTCTCTATCATGGACAAGCACATGTTCAACAAGAAAGATGGCTCTGGACGGAAGGTATATAGCCCACAGGAGTTTGTTGCATATGATAATGCTAGAGGTGTAAACCGCGGTGAACTATACGACTTAATCAATACTATTTGGCCTGGTCTTGAAAAGGCTGACAGGGGTTCTAACGGTTTCTATTGGGGCGATTTGTTATTCAGTAATCCATTGAATGATAGTAACGGTTTATATAAGTTCAAAGCAAATCCAAATGGCATTGCTTATACAGTAGATACTGGTAGTGAAGTAGGTAAATTGATTGCTGGTAAAAACGCAGGTATCGCTGTTCACCAGTTTATACCTGCTAATGCAGAATCTACAGACGATGCAGTAACATTGAATGGTACTATCGGCAATTTGCAAAATAACTCAGATGTTGCAATTGTTCCAAGTAAGATGCCAGTTGCACCCAAATTAAAGGTAAACAACCAACTTAAAACCGAAGCAGAACAAGCACTATCTAAGTATGGTAATCTAGTTGCAGACTTAATGAATACTGCTCCTCAAGCACGTAATACATTCAATCAATTGTTTACAGTATACATCAACAAACGAATTGTTTCAGGAAACTTGTCACATCTCATAGATGGATTTATTGATTTTGTGCAGTCAAGACCTATGTCTGATAAAATGAAGGCTAAGATTTTAGAGCATTTAGAAGTCAATAAAGAAGGCGTAGTAGGAGCATTCAAGATTTGGGTTGCTCTTTATAATCTTAAAATGGATGTTGTTAAACAACTTGATAAAGCCGCTGAGAGTAGTCCCGTTAAAGGATATCTACAAGATGGAACTCAAACACAAGAAGGTTTCGTTGCAAATGGCTTAAAATTTGTAGATAGAATGGGCTTCAGCCGTCAAAATTTAGCCGGCACACGATAAATTAATCCTTCTAGGCCTGGTTTTTTTATTTTTGGCATAAATATATACATGAGTTCAGAGAAACTCACATTTTTAAAGGAAAAACAAAATGGCACAATTTACAAGAGTTAATGGTGATCTTAAGCCAGTTACATGGTTAGACAGCCCTTCATACACAAACACTGGTGTTAACACTGCTACTTCAGCAGCCACAGTTCAGCCTCAGGGTCCAAAGTTAGACTTCTTCACTGCAACTGCAAACGGTGCGTTGACAACTACTCAGTTGGCAGCAGGCATCCAAGCAATTCAGCAGTTGGCAACTATCTACATCTATGAGTACACAGATACATCTAATGACACATTAGCATTCGCTGTATACCCAACAGGTGCATGGACAACAGCCGCTCTAGTTACTGCTCTTGAAGCAGATCCAGGTCCCGCTTGGGCAAATGCTGTTACTGTAACAGCGGCAGCAACTTTCACTAACTAATAGTTAGTTAAGTTATCTACAAAGACCCGGGGGATTTAAATTCTCCGGGTTTTTTATTGGCTCTAAATAAGTACATGTATCGTTTATGTTGTTATACTCTTTTCGACATTACTCAGACAGGAGTAATGA